GTTTATGTAGTGCAACGGATTTTCTCCCCTTCTACAGTAAACGAATAGTACATTCTTCCTGATCAGCAGTTATGAAGTTATGGCCAACTAAAACCTCCCGACGACGCCGGGAGTAAAACGTTGTACCACATTATACTTCATGCTGCCGTCACCGACAACGATTAAACCGTCGTTGCCGTCACAGGGGCCATTCCTGTGCGAGTTTCGGTGATGTTTTTGCTAACGATGAGACTTGGTAAATTCTAACCAACCTTTTCTGAATCGGGGGTCGGTCCCCGAATCCTAAACTCCCTACGCTGAGGGAGCGGAGCTTTCGTAATACATAATGGGAGCTCCTAGGAAGAAGAAAACGTTGAAGTCTTCTCCTGCTGCTACGAAGCAAGGTGCGTATTCTACACCTGCTCGTGCACTGGATGACATGATTGCCTCAAGCACCCAACCGTTCTGCCTAATATCGCTATTGGCAGGAAAGTCGAGACGCTTGGCTGGTGTGAAACGTTGGTTCTTATAGTACGGAACCTCGAACATCACCGTCGGGTTTACTGCCGAGCTCTGGTACAGCTGACCATCAAAGGTCCTGCTGAACTGGTCTCGGTCGTTCACCAAGGCTGCTTGACCCGCGGTCGTATTTGACTCGTCCGCGAGTTGGGTCCAATCATCAGCATTGGCGGCTCCGTCATTCTCACGTGTTACCGTGATGCTCGAGAGCTCGCCGCTGTAATTGTTAAATCTTGTCATGTCGACCATCCATCGAATTGAACCTCTCCAGCCGCCAAATGCTGGAGTGAGATAATTCAAAAGTGTCGTTTGTCCATAAACGTAACGGTCTTGACCGCCGTTGACGGAGTAGACGACACCGGCGCCGGGTATTGAAGCGGGTTCGGTATAGCCAACCTGAAAAGGGAAGGCGCATCGACTAGCTGCGACTCTTACCAAATTTCCTGGTGTTAAAGGACTACCAGAAATAATGGAATGTCTGCAGTACCGCTTCAATAGCTGTCGGAATGAATGGATGGATTCACCAAAATATACCAGATTGGTTTCATCCTTCCGTGAGACAGATGCCGCAGCCTGATTCAACGTCGAAACGTTGGCAGGCCGCGAATCATCGGTTGTCTCTTCCGACTCTCCTGCGTGGGGTTCAACCTCTTCGATGGGAGGTCTGTTCTCCTTTTCCACCTCGAACTCTAAGGATTGCGGCGCAATAGTCGCCTCTGCCGTTCTCAATCGAAGTTTCTCCATGATGCTAGCATCAGGGACAGCTACTTCGAAATCATCACCAGCACTTACAAAGACGTTGACCTCAATGTCATTGTCGATGGTGCTGTTAGGCACGGTGAGTTCGTTTACGACGTACATGGATAAAGTTCCATTGCCGATGTTGGATGTAGGAGTGGTTAGTGTGAGTGGGTTGATGTTGTACATCTGTGTTGGCAGAAGAACCGTTCCAGGAGCAAAATGCTCCCGGTAAGGGTCTCGTTGGCCCCACCCGACTGCGATTTCAAAATCGCTGTTGTCACTGATGTCTACAATGGTGGTGTAAGCAGTGTTGTACTCTGCTGTACCATCGGGAGGTGTACCGGTCGGATCATATACAATCTTGATTCGACCTTTATGGTACTTGGAACATACAAACTGAAATCGATATTTCAAAGTTCCCCTCCAGTACTTGAAAGGCACTGCCGCAAAACAAACTGCAGGCATGTGAATTTCTTTCCCTTGCTTGTAGTGAAGACACGGATCCACAACGTGGTTCCACAGTAACACCTCTTGCTTGGTCCCCAGACGCCAAGGAAAGCTGGCAAGCCAGCTCTCCCGTGAAGCAATATGCTTGATCGTCAATTCATCTTCGCCATCTAGGCCGACTGTTCTCGAATCGAGTGTTAACTCCTGCTTACAATCTACAGCGAGTTTAGTACTTTCATTCGGCAAATTAGTCACAGCCAAGTTAGATACCGTTATAGGACGGTACTGACTCGACTCCAACATCAATGGAGAACTGTAGCCAAAAAGAGTGGCAATTGCACCAATCGCACCCGCACCTATCTCCGTAGCGCGTGCAAATGGTCCGATCCAGGGGACTTCTGTCATATATGCTGCGGCATTAGCCACAGCGCCGGCAATTCGTGAAACCGGCTTGGCTGCGTATTCGTCTGCTTGGGGCGTAATAGCACCAGGTTCGAAATTGGTGGGGATGGCAAACTTCACATCCTCCGCCCAAGCGAATACGTTTACGGTGACCGTATCAGTGGCTCCATTGGCATGCTTCAACTTCTGCATGCTGTGGATAACCATCTCTCCCATATTCCGCCAATCCATGTTAGTCACGTCCCAAACATTATGGTATGTGAAAAACGGCAGTTTCAACTCTCCACCTTGAGAGTTTGTGGGGTCCAAATAAACATGTGGTCTTTGGCTAGCAGAAACAATGTCTGCGTCCAGAAAAGCCCTATCAATCGTTATCGTATCGTCCGCTGGAAGCGGA